GGATTTTAAAGGGGGTAAGACACCTTTAAAATTCGTCCGATTTGCGCTTGTGCCGTGGTTTGATCCGATACGTTCGTCTCTCCGCTTGCCGCTGCCAGTCTGGAACCACGGTCCGGAAAGCATGCCTTCTCTGGAATCCACCGCTGAGGTCCTCTGGTTACAAATCGGTCGGCAGGTTCGCCTGTCAGCGTCGTCGAATGAGCGAAGTTGACGCTTGCGATCTACTCTGACACCCGTACCACCGGTACGGACGTTATGACCCTCGTCCCGCCCGTAAGGTTCTACGTTATGAGCCAGTTAACGGTCTTCGCCGAACCGTGTACAAATGAGGCCCCGGACTATCCGCCTATCGGATATGCCAAGGTGAAAGAACCTGACAACAGAGAGAGAGCTGTGACCGCTGGGAGAGACCGCTGACGGCAGTAGATCTGCAAGCGCTAAACGGAATCCGGACCGGGGCGTGACACTTGGCAAAGCTGGGGAGTTTTCGACGAGCTTCCTATTGCAACCTTGTGGATCGAACAGTGTTCTTAGTTTTCCAATTAAGTGCGATTAGGATTGGCCCGAGGGGCGAATGCACCGTATGAAGGATACGCGTTGGGCGTGTATTACTGTATGGGAAGAAGCAGATTATGGATTCTCTGTGTTCGTCTAAGAAACTTGGTAACTGGTCAGTCCTAGCGAGGCAAGGGAGTGGTGGTTTAGTCGATGAGCCACCTGTGGGTAACTGGACCCCTTGCGTTACCGTCGCATTGAAGGTGAATGGATTCACAATCGTCGACCAACAGTCCGGCTGAGGACTTAAAAATCAGCAAAAGCGAGGGGGTGGGCTCCGTCAGAGTGGACGGAGTCTTCGACTTCTTCGTCGAGGCGATGCCGGAGATCGCCCTGAGTGTTGCTGACCTTCAGGGGTCAGCAATGATTTCACACCTGGTTTCCGACCAGAGGATGGCCGCCATCGCAGCCGCAGACCAGGTTTTCCTGTCTGCTGGCTCTGGCGCCATCTCCCCTTTCGTCCGGTCGGCTCGGACGATCACCCAGTCGGGATCCATCGCGGTCCTGCCGGTGGCTACCCCCACGCTCGTGGGTGGAGCTCGCGCCGCCCCGTGGAACTGGCCGTTCCGCAGGGTTCCCTCGACTAACGTGCAGTCGACCGCCTTCCTCACAAAGGTGGACGTTGCACGTGCTGCCGAGAAGTCCGGCTTCGACGCCGGATACCAGAAGTTCCGTCGTTACGACAACGACGGACTTCTGGGCTTGATCCCGAGCATTCTGCTCGAACAGCCGCACCTGTGGCTCTCGTGGATCAGAGAGCTGTCGTGTCGCCTCGCCTTTGAGGAACGCGACGCACAGGAGTCGGCGGCGTTGTCAACGATGACGCTGCCGTCCGCGGACGGGGTGCACCCCGTGAATGGTGCAGTGGCGGGCCTGCTGGGCGACGCCAACCCTGCCTTCTTCGGCCGATCCGTGGGTCGAATGTCGGAGGCTTCTTCCCTTAACTGGGAAGAGGGGTTGGCTGTTCATCTGCAGCAGCCTGCCGGGGCCGCAGCCGTCGTGTGCCCTGAGGTGACCGAGTCTTGGTGCTCGGTCGTTACTCGGGGTCGCATACCGGCGTGGATCGAGCAGGCCCAGGCCGGGAACCTCTCCGCGGAGGTTTTCGTGTCTCGTGCTCGGTCACCGAGACAGCTGCTAGGCGACATGGCAGCTGCGTGGGCTGAACGTTCGCGTTCGGGGTCCTTCTTCGACCAGAGGGGAAGGATGTGGGTTTTGGCCCCCCATGTAGATCTGGAGGAGAAGAGGAAGTTCCTCGACTTCGGTGGGGTCCACATACACCCCACGCGCCACTACTCCTGGAGTGTCATTTCCCAGGCAGTGGCATCGGGCGGACCGCAGTTTCCCGCCCTTCCCGGCACTTCCCGCGACGTGCTGGCAATCGTGCGCCACCTGGCGTGCGAGCGGGTGACGGGGACGTTGCCTGGAGCGGGAGACCAGGGGGGTCACAACCCTTGGGACACTGCTCTCGGCTCCTCCCCGTGGCAAGTCAGACTTGCTGCCGCCCTCGGGTTCGTCGAAGAGATGAACGCCGCAAAGGGCTCCTACTTGCCGAGTGGGGGTCCTTTGACTAACATCCTGGCCTTCGAAGGGGTCAGACTCGGCCGCGGTTTCGACCGCGTATGGCAATCCGTCTGCGGTTGCCCTGCTTCCCTTGCCGGTTGGCGAGGGCGTGGCGATGCCCTTTGGGCAGCGGGGTTGGCCAGCGTCAACTGCCTTTACGGCAGCTCAGGCGCTGGAAAGCCATTGGGGGTGTTCTTCACCTCCGACGCTCCTGACGGCATTGCATCGGCGCCGGACATTGGTCCGGTGACGGTCTACGCCCGCCAGCGGTGGGGAAGCTACGGTTGGTCCGCCAACGTGCCCTCGGAGTGGGGCTCCCTTGACGCTCAAGGGTCCAAGACTTTCACCCTCGACCATGGGAACTTTTGGGAGGGTGGATCTCTGGACTCGCGATCGTTGTCGTGGGCAATGCTCCTTACGCACGATGAGCGGGGAACCGTCCGGATGGACGCCCGGATGGTAGGCGTCCAAATGACTCGCGTAGACTTGCGTCTCCGCGGACCTCAAGCGCACCGGCGGGGTGCGCACGACAGCTTTGAGGTCCCCGTGTTCTGGGTGAAGAACTCATTCCGTTGCTGGGCATCAACGGCGTGGTTGAACGTGGCCGATGGCATTCGCAGCTTTGCGGGTGTTTACACCACGGAAGGTCTAGGGGCTGTTCGCGGTCCGGGTGCTTCGTGCGTCTCGGGCGGTTTGGCTTTTTAGATCGCTCGGTTGGCCTCGGGATAAGCTGTTCTGGGTCTGATAGGTCGCTTCTTGTCGAAAGCGGTGACTGTGTAGGAAACAGGGTGGAGTGTCCTGTCTGTGGTTTGTTTAGTTGCGTTTGTGTTTTAAATTATAGTGCTGTGAATCTTGAGATGAAACGATGCGGCGCCAGCGGAATGTTGCGTAGATTGGGGATGGTCAGTGGAAAGGATCATTCTTGCGACGGTTCCGGGGCGCCAGAGTTTTCTGATAAAGATCTCTCTTTGTGGAAGGCGGTGGGTTTTAGGGGTCGTAAGACCGCAGGGACACAACGTTTGGGTGGTAAGTGGAGGACGATTTTGAATCGTTACCGAGGAGTGATTCCGGCGTCAGCGCTGAGTTATTTCTTTACCATTGTGAACAAGTGTTCTGTCTGTTGTGAGGCAGGCATTATTGAGTGGCTGAAGGAATTCGGTCGCGTCTGTACTGCCGCAACAGTTCATGTGGGTCACGGTCCTTGGACTTACTTCTGTGACGTTCACGTGCTTGGGGGTTATGATACCGTTTTGAACAGGGTCGATGTGATGGCTAATATTCGAGATAGTGTCGGTTTGCCTCTAGTATCGGGGTTGTCGGATTACGAGGATGTTTTGCGGGGGCATGTGCGGGATGCTTTGCGGAATGTTCGAGTTGATTCGGGAATGGACGTTGCTTTTGCGGATTGGGTGAGGTTTCGGGATAACTGGACGGTGCCGGGGGCATGCAACATTGGAAAGCATGCCATTTTAGAGGTTCGTCGTCCAGGTCGTGGAGTTAAGAGAGCGAAGGCGGGGGGAAAACTGGGTAAAACGCTGTGCCTTTCGGACCAAGAGCTGGTCCGTTTGGCAACTGAGCGTTGTGGGGCCCAGATATTACCCTTTCGAAAAGAGGACGAGCCTGTGAAGACTCGTGTGGTGTTTGGATATGATACGCGCTCTTACTTGCGCTGTTCGTATGCCGATGCGTTCCTGGGAGACTTGAATGCTAACGGAAGTTGGACCCCTTTGGGTTGTTCCGTGGCTGATAGAGCTCAGCAGCGCATCGATATTTGGACGCGTTTGGGGGGGTCTGCAGAGAGAGCAGTGTCTTTGGATCAGAGTTCTTTCGATCTGAATCAGCCTAAGTGGGCCGTGAGAATGGCGATTGAGGAGGTTTTTAACCGAATCATTGATTGCTGTCATCCGGAACTGGTTGAGGAGGTGACGAAGTTCAAGGAACTGGAGCTGTTTGCTTTCGATGAAGCTAGAGTTGGTGATGTATGCATGTGGGGTCGCGGTGTGCCGAGTGGGCACAAGTGGACGGCCCTGGTAGATACGTTGCTCAACCGCGGTGAGTGTTTGATAGCCGCCGAGCTTAGGGGAGTCGAGGTAGTGCGGGGTTTGTGGCAGGGTGATGATGGTTTGGTCTTCGAGAAGGGGAAGGCGACCATGTCGTGGGCGGACGCCTACGATAAACTGGGTTTGGTGGTGAATGCCGCTAAGACTTGGGTTGACTCAACCTCCTGCGAGTTCCTGCACGAGTTCTACTCTGCGTCTGGGGTTAGGGCCTTTCCGGCTCGAGCCTTTCGCAGTGTTTGTTGGGATAAGCCTGTGATGGGTGCATCCTCTTTCTTGTCTGGTACCGAGAGGCTGAATTCTCGTTTGGATGTGTTGCTTAAGTGCGCGCGCCGTGGACTGTATCGTATGGCTGACGAGGCTGTGCGTATGCTCACGAAGCGCGGGCTTTCTGCGGTGCATGCGAAAGAGGTTTTGTGCACTTCGAGGAACTTGGGAGGTTTGGGGTGGTCTGATTCCATGCGGCGCGCTTTGGTGGTGAAGGGTAGTGAGGTTGAATATAGGCACGTGAGCATCGTCTCGCCTGTCTTTGGTTCTGGTTCGTCCGGATGTTTCAGCTTTGGCGCGCTTCGCCGCTTGGGTGCTCACATGCCGCTGCCGGTGTCGGAACTTGTTGTATCTAGCAGGTGGGTGTCACCCGTCGCTGAGGTGCCGGTTCACGATCGCTTGGGACGTGATACGAAGTTGAGGTTGAATTGGAACTTTCGAGATCCGGTTTCTGATCCTTGGCGACGTCGTCTCGAGATGGAGTGGATGCTGGCTCGAGGGCGCGATTGGTGTGATGCTCTTGTTCCTGATGAGTGCTGCCGGACGTCACCGCTGGGTGCAGAGCGTGCTTTCCGTTTTGCGAGTCGCTGGGCTTCGGAGCGTCTTAATCTGGATTGTGAGTTGACAACTGGCGAGAGCTGGTGTGTGTTAGCAGATCTGGGTAATAGGATGTGGATGGGCTTAGTGGCTTGCATGGTAGGCTCCGGGAACGTTATGGGTATGCGCAAGATCGACGGGTACTGGCTGGGCCTTTACAGGAGGATTTGGCGTTATCAGGTTCTTTCGAAACCTCTTTTCAAAATTCGCGTTTAGCTAGCGCTTGTATATTTGTATTTCTTTATAATTTCATCAGAGGCCGTTTCCTGTGGCAGGGAAAGGGTCAGGTCAATCGGGCGACTGTGAGGGTTAGTTCAAAAGTGTTTGGGTAGATAGGAGCGTTCTTGCAAGGGAACGACGC